CCACCCAATGCAGCGCCAGCCAGAGGACTCTGACCAAGTGCTTGACCAAGTGCTGAACCACCCAATGCACCTGCCAACGGATTGCGATACACCGGGGCGATTTGTTGAGCGCCCATCGGAGAGCCGTAAGCCGCAGACAGATACTGTTGGAGCCTTGCTTGTGGCTGGCCTTGGAGATAGTTGTACTTAGCAATATCAGCCTCCAGAGCAGCCTGCTGATACTGTTCTGCGCCTTGTCCTGCTGCCAACAAACGATTGATGTCACTGTAATCAGCCTCCGCAAGACTAGGAGCAGCACCAATCATTGATTGTTGTCTGGCTCGTTCTTGGGCATAGTTTTCATAAGCCAATTTTCCAGCAGTGTCTGACAATGCTTGTGCCAATTGACCAGCAGCACGATCTTGTAGCGTACCCATTGCACCAGAACCATAGCGTCCTGCCCTCGATGCTTGAGATCCAATGTTTTGCATGGCATCGTAGAACGATGTTTGTGCAGCCCTAGCAGCAGGTTGGTATGCGCCCTCGAAGAAAGGATTGCCACCAAGAAATTGGCCCTGCACTGTCTGGAATGCTTGCTGTTGAGCAGCACTCTGCAACGGAGAACCCATCATTGCACGAGTCTGTGCTGCTTGCAATGCGGCTTGCGTTTGTGCAGATGGTGCTACATAGGTCTGCCCAGGATAGTAGCCCTGCAAGGGTTGCTGATAGAGGTTCTTAGCCTCGCTCAAACCATACTGAACATAGGGGACCACATTAGGGTCAAGTTCAGTTCTGGTTACAGTTGATCCACCACCACTCATTCTTCAACCCTCCTCACCCATCTTCGGGGCTTAAAGCCTAATTTTTTGGCCTGTAGTTCCCATCCTGGTCGCCAAGAATCAAACGTCAATGTCTCTGCCTTACCATTCCGGGCAATGTTGAGTAGGAGTTGCCAGCCAGTTTCCAAATGCCCATTTTCGAGATGGACACACCACACATGAAGTGCAGTTCCCTGTGGTTGCAACACTGCAAACCCAACTGGCCTTGCATCATCCTGGGCCACCCACAGCATTGATCTACCCTCGAAACAGTCTGCATAGACGTCTTCAGGTATCCAAGGCTCTGGACTCTTTTGCAGAATCTTGAGCAGGCCAGGTCTGACGAATCCCCACCATTGTCTCAGATTATTTGGTTCAATGAAAGTGCTTTTCATCCGACCACAATATAAGCGTAGGTTTTATCTGCCGTATTGTTGGCAAAGTGAGTTAAGGTGGCAGTTCCAAACCCTTGAGAACTCACATAAACAGAGTAATCTCCAGCGGCATTTGTCCCGTTAGAAGACACAAAGTTAACAGTTACAATAGCAGATGGAGTTGCTGGCCTTGTTGGGCTTGTTTGTGTGCCTATTTGCTCAATAAAAATTTGCGTTGAAGTTGTAGACCACATTATTTCAACGTAGTCGTTGGCATTAAGTTCAATCCAAAAGTTAAGTGCTGCAATTAAATGCCCATCTATCCCGCCATGAGAGTTTGGGATTGAATACTTACTGTTTGAATTTGCAATGTCAGTTCCATTCTTCCTAAACCACAGATCAATATCATGTATCTGAACATCAGTGTTGGTGAATTGAATGCTGAACTGCACGTTATAAATTCCATAGCTTTTAACGGTAAGCCTGGAATTGCTTGCAACAGTTACACCGTTGCTAACGTCAGTCGTATTGAACTTGACTGCATAAGCAGCAGTTGTTGACGCAGCAGTTTGGTCTGTTGAGTCTTGAAATGCGCCATACGGAGTTGTGTCAGTAAATGACGCAGAACTTGATGGAGTCAGAATAATGACTGAATCTGGACTTATATTTGGATCATTAAGCGTTGTGGTCGTTGCATTGCCTGTTGCAAGCGTAATCCTGCCCGTGTTGTTGCTTTTTCCACGAATAAGGTTATTAACAACCTCGGCAACTACCCGTGGATCAGCACCAAACGGAGGTAAGCCACGAAACATCATCGCTTGCCTCTCGGAGTCATGTCTACATCAACCCCTGCGCAAGCAGTCCAGTTGCCACTAGGAATTACCCTAATCCTGTGATATTTGCCAGAAGACCTTAGAGGAACTCTGTTTTCACTGGAGGCAGCAACTGCTGTTGAGAATGTGATTTGGTCATCCAGCATCTCTCTGGAAGCCACAGACACAGATGCGGAGCCATTGTCAATTTGTGGCCTTGCCAGCTTTACAATGGATGCAGTACCAGACTGAAGATCGCCTGTCTCAATCCTGGCTGTGGTTGCTGTACCTTCAAACGTGACAATCTTGGTTCCTTGGATACCAGCAAAAACCAAGCGTCCACCCAACCATTGCCGAGCGTCTAGAGACACGGTTAAAGCATCAATGGACGCAGAATAATTGTCTAGTCCCTCAAGCGTTACAGCAGCAGTTGCTGTGCTTGCCACATAGTTCGCATCAGTTGACCCATAAGACCAGCGTTGCAACTGCCAGTTATAAATAAGAAGACTGTATCCAGCACTGGTGTTTGGATAGCACCACAATACAACCTTCTTGATTGGGTCAACAGCGGCAGAGATTGCAGCAACGGCTGTTGGTGACAAGTCATTCCAAAACCAACGGTCTACCTTCTCAGCGCCGATTGGCTTAACAGACTGTCCATCACAGACATAAAAACCATCATCTGCCAAGAAGAATGTTAGATTGCCGTATTGAGCAATGCTTCCTGCTTCGTAACATCCGATAACAGGAGAGATTGCATCAAACTGGAAGAACAAAGGAGAGCCGATATAGCTCATGCGAACAATGGCTCTTTCCAACAGGATCAGGCCAAATTCGCCACCAGTGATTCCTTGAATGTCTCCACCATCTGGCAAGTCTTGATAGTCTGACTGACTCGTTGGGCCAGAGGTCCAGTTGGTTTCATTGTTTATATCTGACCACTGAACCCTGTTTGGGTAGCCAGAAATATGTGCAGCAACAACGAAATCTCTGACAACTGCAACAAACTTTGCAATAGGAGCAGCAGCAGCAAGATCAGCAAATGCAGTTGAGGTTCCAAGCGTCCAGGCTTGAATCTTCTCAGCACCATTTGCCGCTAACAAGACTTTGCCAAATTGCGCCCAATTCCATGTCAGCCCTGAGTAGCCACCAACCTTAGAGACGTTGCTTAGATTGCGAGTAGCAGAATCGTACTTGAACAGCTTAGTACCACCACCAGCAAATAGGTACGAACTGCCAGAGAACTTTCCAGAGGTAATTGAGATAAGATTTTCAGACGCTGCATTAGAGTAGTCACTAAGAGACGGAATTGGACCATAGCCAACTTGTTGCGGATAGACGTTATATGCCGCTTGCAGCGCACCAGCCATTCCAGGCTGATCTGGTAGCCATTCACCAAAGGTTATACGTTGCTCCACGTTGTCGCTCCAGCACTTTGAGTTGCCCAGACATTTGAGCCTGGTGTAATGTCAGTCCACGTTGTTTCTTCTGCTGGCACATTGGTCCATGTGGTTGCACCAGCACTTGAGTCTGTCCAAGTATTTGTCCCAGGGGTTACAGGATTCCATTCCTGTCCCTGCTTGAATCCAATGCAACTTACATCAGCTTGAGCCGAAATTGAGGCGTATGCAGAAAATGTCGCATTTGCCAAGCACGATACAGTGGCAAGAGCAGTGATTGCAGCATCACCACCAGCAACCAATCCTCCAAGACAAGCGACGGTTGCATCAGCAGTTACTGATCCACTTGCAAGCCTGACTCTTATTCCATCAGCAGTGACAGTTGCTGTTGCATCAATTGACGCAACGCCACTTGCCAAAATTCCACCCAAGCAAGAAACATCTGCGCTTGCAGTGATTGATCCAGCACCAAATTGGACCCTTGTAGCGTCTGCCGTTACAGTTGCTGTTCCTGCAATATCTGCTTGTCCGTATTGGACTCGAATTGCATCTGCAACAAACGTGGCAAGCGCATCAATTGATCCTGCTGCGTACTGGACTCTGATTGCATTGGCAACAACGGTTGCGGTTGCGTCAATCGCGGCTTGTCCAAACTGGACTCGAATCGCGTTAGCAGAAAGGCTTGCTGTGCCATCTACTGCACCAGAACCAAATTGAACCCTGATCCCTTGTGCCGTTACATCTGCACTTGCATTGACTGATCCATAAGCATCCCACCTTGTAACGCTTGTTTCATATAAAGGGCTGTCCAGCGTCAGCGTGAGGTCATCTAGACTCGCCTTGAGGTTATCAAGGGAATCTATCGTCCACGGTGGGAGAAGATCAGCCATTAGGCCAGCGTAACGCTCAGAGAACCAACAGCCACACGGAACACATCACCAGTTGCAATCGTCTTAGAAGCATCCAGAGGTGTGTGGTACAGCAAGTTTCCGGCAGTCGATGCGTCACGGATACCAACATAGGCAACCGTTCCCCATGAACCAGTAGCTTGCGGAAACTCAATTGCTGCCGTATTGGTTGACACACCATTGCTCGGAGCGCCAAACGTGATTGACTGACGAGCATAAGCATTACCAGATACTTCAGTGCCAGTGTCAGCGTCTGTTGGATCAGTTGTGTACAGAGCCAGATAGACAGTTGCTGGTGAAGTGAATGCGGTGTTACGCAGAGTTGCGTTGATCAGTGCATTCTCAAGATAGTTCGACATTTCAGACATGATTTACCTCTTTGCCAAAGTCATTGCCAATGGTTGTGCGGAATACTCTCCACGGTCATCAGATACCGTCAAAGAGTCTATTGCTCGTTGATACAACGCTGCCCAGGTTGCAAGACGCTCATCATTCATCAAATATGGTTCTGCTTCACCCAATGACGCATACAACAAAGCATCTGCACAATTTGCCAAGAAGACATTGCTTGTATTGGTTGATGATAGATACGTTGGCGCAGCATAGTAAAGAAGCTGGACTGTCATCACAGAATCAGGAATGGGAGCAAACTGAATTTCTGAGGCCGTTATGGTGTACGCCTTTGGTCGGCCCGTATCGGTTGCTCTCGCATTCCTGAAAAAGACACTCGGAGCGTAGTACGTCAGTACCTCAATCGGAGTGGTATTTAGGTGCAAGTCTCTTAACTCAAGAAAGTCGCTTGGCAAGGAGACAGTTGAGTCATTTGCAGCAGTTGATGCAGTTGCAATCTTCAACATCTGACGGATGCGAAGTTCTCGACGCAAACGATTCTCTGCAAATGTAATGAAATCTGGAATCTGATCCGTCAAATCAGTCCTTGCAAGATAGTTTGCAATTGACGTTTTCAGATCGCTATAACTGGTGAAAGGCATTTATATCCTCCCAGGACGGGTTCTAAAGGCTTGATTGTCACGCTCGTTCAACCACGCCTTGAACCGCTTTTGGTCAAGGATGTGGAAACCGCGCATGATTCCATCCTTGTTCAACTGGTCGATCACCGTCAGCGGAATACTTGCGATTTTATTCCCAAACAGATGATTTGACCACCTTGATCTTTCATCATACGAATTGAATTCACGCTTGTTGCTCTCAACGATGCTTGATACATCCTGCACAGTCTCAATCACCAACCCACCATCATCAGTCGCATGGGCCTTGCGTGAACGGAAATTGTTTTGTTTTGCTATTTCGTTGATGTTCATGTGAAAAAGGGACCAGAGTTTCCCCCGGTCCCCTTGATCTGATTAAGACAGATTAAGACAAGTCAGCGATGATGCCATGAGCAGCTTCGCTCTTAACTTCCAGCGTGTACTCAACCAACAATTGCGTCTTGGTAGAGTCACCAGTGGGAGCCAGATCGTTAGTAAAGAACGGACGCAGGTAAGCAACAGCAGCGTACTCAGGATCAAGCACAAACGCTACATCAGAGGCAGTGTTACCAGACAGCATGAAGCGGTTAGGAACAACGCTCATTGAGCCGAAATCGCTCATGTAGACGTCAGCAGCACCAATGATGGTGGTGGGAGCATCAGCGGGAGCCATGTAACGCTGTGCAGCGATACCAGCAAACGCCGAGACGGTCTGCTTGTGAGCAGGAGTGACCATCAGCACCTTGGGAGAACCACCAGACGTAAACACGGACTTAACCACGCTTTGCAGCAGGGCTTCCGTGAACGTGCGGTCAGTGCCGTTGGTACGAGCAGTCGTGCCAGAAGCACCAGCAGAACCACCAACGCCGTTCGAGGTGTTGCTTGCCAACCAAGTTTGCAGGCCACCCAAAACACGAGCCGTAGAACCAGCGGTTCCATTGCTCTGGACGGTGTTGTTCAGCAGGGCGAACTCCATGTCACGCTTGATTTCGCTCGAAGCCTTGGCAAGCTGATAAGCCTTTTCAGACTTACGTCCGGCCTTATCCACAGCTTCCAGGGTTCCAGTGATACCAACGGTCTTTTGGCTGATCTGAGTGCGGTTACCAACGCGAGTCGTGGGAGACAGCGTTGCTTCCGTAGCATCAGCACCTTCAACCGCAGCGTTAGCGGCAGCAGCGGCCAACGAGTCAGTCTGCCACTCGTGGTAGACAGCCGTGGCCTTGGTCTTGCCAATCGAGGACATGAAAGGCGTGTCAGTCGGAGAGATGTTGTAGATCACATCCGACAGGTCTTCCCGCATACCAACAGCGGCATAGGTACGAAATTGAGGCATTTTCTATCCTTAAAGTAGACGTTCAAAAAGAGCAGCAGCGTCGGCAACTTTTCCTGATTTGCGTAGCTGTGCATGGGCTTTTTTCGTCTGCTCATCACCCGCAGCCTTTTGAGTTGCTGCGACGCCTGGTTTAAGCATCCTTGGCGCTTCTTGCACTTTCTTGGACACTTCAGGCTTTTGCTGCTGGAGCTTGCGATATTGCGAAGCCTCCCACAATGCCTGAATCATGCGTGAGTCATAAGCCTGGGCCAGTTCGTTGTCTGTGAAACCCAAACTCTGAGCATAATCACGCATCTGCTTCTTGATCACGGAGCCTTTTTCTGGGTGTCCGTACTCAGGAATAATCTCTGTCACTCGCTGACGCTCGGCCTCAACACGCTGTGCAAGAGTGGCCTGTTGTTCGCGTAGTTGCTGATGCAGCAATCGCTCACGTTCTGCCTTAACCCTTGCAAGTTGTTGTTCACGTTCCGTCTTCTCTGCGAATTTGACAGCGTATCCAATTGGGTCTGATTCCTTGAGCGCCTCAAGGTTCTCGCCCTGATTTTGATTTGACAGGAATTGCTCGATCAGGTTCAGTCTCTGCGCATAGGCATCACGCGCCTGCTTCGCCTGCTCAATAGCCAAACGCTCAGATTCAACGGCTTTACGTTGCTCCGCAAGCGTCTGTGACTTCTTAGTGTAGTCAACACCCTTTTGAAAGCCATCCACAAGTTCTTCAAAAGTAACCTCCCTTTCCTCTCCAGCGGCCTTCACACGGAAACGCTGTGGTTCAGGCTGTTGCTCTTGTTCGCTTGTTTCTTGTTCTTCCTCGGGTTCTGACGCAACTACCTCTTCCTGATCTGGTTGCGCTTCCTGGTTGCCTTCGTCAGGTCCATCAGTCGCATCCATCAGACCAAGAATCGAGTTTGCTGCTTGATTCACAGTCATGGGACCACTGGCTTGCGCCTCGGTGTTCTCTGCCATTTGCTTTTCCTAAAACGCCAATTTACTGAATTGGCACAGATTCACAGTATTTTCCACCGCTTCTTAACGATTTGCTCGCTGTCAGCAATGGACTGGAAATGCTGGATTATGGACTCAAGAAATCTTATTTTCAAGTAGGCTTGTTCTCGATCATCAATACTTAATGGGTCGGAATTAAGTATCTCCGATACGTAGCCTTTTCTTAAGTTATCTAATTCGCCCTTGAACCAATCATCTGTCAAGAGCGTTTTTGCTCGTTCTGCTTTGTTCATTGGAGAGTATCGTAACCAAGTAAGCCCTGATCATAAGTTGGAATCTGGCCCTGCAAGGCATTAATTGCGTCAATGATTCCACTCAAGTCTGTTGGTTGATAAAGACTTCTCAAGGCATCAATCTGTGCTTGAATTCCACTTAAGTCCGTTGGCTTGATTCCAGAGACTTGGTTTTGCAGTGCAGCAATGTCTGAAACTAGACCAGAAATGTCAGTTGGCTTGATTCCAGATACTTGACTCTGCAACCCCTCTATTTGGCTCTGTAAAGCACTGAGATCAACTGGTTGATACGCGCCTTGCAATGCTGCGATTTGATCTTGTAGGCCAGATAAATCGGTCGGTTGATACTTACCTACTAGTCCTTGCAGAGCAACAATCTGGCTTTCTAGACCACTCAGATCAGTTGGTTGGAACTGACCAAACTGACCTTGCAGTGCAGCAATTTGATTTTGCAGTGTTGAAAGATCAACTGGTTCGTAGCTTGGTCGTTGCTGAAGTTCTGCCAACTGGTCATAGATGGCAGAAAGATCAGGGCTTTGTCTTCCTTGTAAATCTGCCAGTTGCGAAGCCAATCCAGAAATATCTATGCCTCCAACTTGAGTTCTAAGATTTGCAAGATCAGACACAAGTCCAGATATATCTGTTGGCTCAAATCCAGAAATTTGGCTTTTGAGACTATTTAATTGATCAAGAATTGAAGACAGATCAGGCTGCTCGTACACAGGACGGTTCTGAAGGTCTGCTAGTTGGTTTTGGATTGCTGATAGGTCAACAGGTTGATATTGGCTTCTTAATGCGTCAAGTTGCCCCTGCAAACCTGACAAATCAGTAGGTTGATATAAGTCCCTAAGCGCAGAGATTTGATCTTGCAATGAAGACAGATCAGTTGGTTGGTACTGACTCTTTAACGCAGTCAACTCGTTTTGCAACGCAGTGAGGTCAGTAGGTTGATACAGATTCTGCAAATCTGCCAGTTGGTTTTGGATTGCAGTCAAATCTGTTGGTTTATATAGACTTTTGAGCTGATCTAGCTCAATCTGAAATTGTGTCAGATCAGGCTGCTCAAATGTTGGTCGGCCCTGAAGTTCTGCAAGTTGCTGTTGAATTGAACCTAGATTAGGCGCAAATTTCTGAGAAATCAAATCTATCTGTTCAGGAGTTAACTGAACACCACCACCAAGCTGTTGTTGCAGATTTGCTTGTTGCTGAGTCAGTTGATTAAGTTGTGTTTGCAGGTTAGCAAGAGTCTCATCACCAGTTTTTTGGACAACATTACCAACTTCAGGAGCAGTCCAAGCGCTAGGCGTGTACAACGGACGCATTGTTGGCGTCTGTGTGGTTACAGTAGGCCGCTGAAACTGCAATGGCATGGCAACACCACCAGGCAGGAAGCGTCCAGCGCCATAACCAAAGTCTTGACCAAAATAGCGGTTCTGATAGCCCTCCAACGGAAGGTTAACCAGTGGGATGCTTGGAAGTCCAGCAGGTGTGAAGTTCAATCCACCACCAATCATTGATCCCCAACCAGGATTTTCAACAGTAGCAGTTGGATTTAATGCTTGGTATGGATCACCGCCATATCCAGTTTCAATGTCTGCCATTTTTTACCCCGGAATCTGTACGTTGGTTGCAATACCAGCACCGACCTTTGCGGCCTTCAACTGGACTTCTGCCTCGAACTCTTGCTTTCTACGCATTAACTCAGCAGCGGCTTTCTCACGCTCCAACTGGATCTGAGCTGCGGCCTTCTCTCTGGCAAGCTGAATGTCTGCTTGTGCCTTTTGCTGTGCAATAGCAATCTGAGCTTGTGCCTGAGCCATCATTGCTTGCGTTGCAGGGTCTTGTCCAGGTTGCTTCGGTGAAGGGTTGCTCAGTTGCTGATCAAGTTCTGGAGATATAACCTTAAAGAACGATGCAGCATCCTTGAACCCAGCGGCCTCGATCATGCGACCTAACGTCTCACGATACTGTCCAACAGTCACCAACGGATTAGCAGGACCAAACTGTTGCAAGATCATCTCTTGTTTGCTCAGAATCATGGACAACATTGCCATCTGTTGCTGTTGGTTTCCAGTGCCCAATCCAACAGAGATGGTTACATCGTACTGATTGGACCAAAGACGAGGGTCCATTGCAACGTATTTGCCACGCATCCTAATGATTCGAGGCTTATCCTGGTACTTGCACAGCAGATGCAAAATGCCCTTGAACAATGACTTGACACCCGTCTCAGCAAAGATTCGAGCAATCAACTCCAACTTTCCAGATGATGCATTCTGGAAGGCAGCAACAGCCGTTGCAGTGACGTTTTGCAGGATATTTGGATCAAGACCTTGCGTGGCATCAGAAACACCAGTTCGCTTTGCTTGCGTGTTGTCCAAATACTCAAGCATCGGGAATGCCTGATTCGCAACTGGCTGCACAGCCAATGGAACCACAGCATTCGGGTCTTTCATCCGTACAACGCCACCAGGAGTAACAGACAACAAATCCTCAATGTTTACTCTGCCCTCAACAGCACCAACTCTGGCATTGTTTGTCAGGTACAAGTTGTCCAGCATTTGCCGGGTAATTGTGGACTTCTGGAGCTGAAGGTCCATCGTCTTGTCAGCAAGTGACAACCCATAAAACTTGTGCGGAACAGGGATTGGACACAGCGAGTAAAACGGAACGTAATCCGTCTCAGTCTGCTCCATGATTTTCTTGCCAGCATAGATGACACGGTGCATCTCTGCAATCCCGTCACCATCCATGTCTGCTCGGATATAACACTCGTAGACCTCGACCTCCTGCATGGACGGATCGTTCG